CCCTCTGCATGGCCTGGTTGTAGATCGTTGCCACCCGGTTGTATTGGTTGTCGGCCACGCCAGCGGTCATGACCACCGAGGCTGTCGGGTTGAATCCTGGGACCGCTTGAATGCCTCGGGCCTTGGTACCCTTGTGCACGGCTACATTCTCCTCGGGCAGACCGTATTGATTGGCCAATGAGACCAGGGCAGCGTTGGTCTTCTTGGGCGCCTTGTAGCCTGCAGGCTTCGATAGAGGCTTCCATTTCGGGCTCTGGAACTGAGTGAAGCCCTTGTTGTAGATCCGGATGATCTTCACCACACCGGAGCGTAGGTAGCCGACTGAGCCGATAGCTTTCCGCATCAGGGCCGAGGCTGCCGCTTTCATCTCCTCACCGTAAAGACCGCGGCGGCCGGCCTTGGCTTCCTTAGACTGAGCGATCAGGTGTACCCGGCGAAGCAGTCGGGACTTGCCGATGCGTTTGCCGGTCTTCTTGGACTTTCGGTTGATGTTTCCCAGCGGGGTGCCGAGGTAGTCGGCAATCCTGCGACGCTCCTGGCCCGGGCTCTTAGGCGGCACCAAGACAAACAGTCGGACCATCAGGTAAAAGAATCGGCTGTTGACCGCCTTGTGAAGGTCTCGGCTCGTCTGCAGAAGGTATGCCTTCATGGCAGCGTCGAACTTGCTGGAGTCGACCGTCATGTTAACGACAGGTCTCACCGGGTCTTAGCTCCTAGTTCCAGGCTGTAGTAGGCACCGGAGGCATCCACCCGGCAGGACAGGATCCGCAAGGTGCGTCCCTGGTAGACCAGCGTCCTACCGACCACCGGCCGAGGCTTGCAGAAGGTTAGAGCGATGCGGTCGGTGTTCTCCTGGAGCAGGTAGTAGCCGTCCTCCTTGAGCAGCCTGGAGAACTCGGTGCCCTGGTCGAGGGTGTAAAGGGTGGTGTCCATGGTGACCAGGGTGCTGTCCCAGGTCTTCCAGTCGGAAAACTTGACCAGGATCCGGGATGCTACGTTGTCCTGGAATCCACCGGGCACCGGCGTGTTGGCATCGGTGACCATGGCCGGGATGCACCGGATCGACGAGCCTTCCCAGATGAACATCGGCGCCCCCAGCATCTGCTGGAGCACCGTCATGCCCTGCTGGAGACTGGAGCCGATGATGGTCATTAGGCGGTGAAGTAGGTGCCGGAGATTACGATGCGGCTGGTTGCCTGTAGGTGCCCGGCCAGGCTGGTCGAGTCCCCGTTGTCGTAGTGGTAAAGCGCGGCGTAGGATGTGCCGCCGACAGCTTTTCCGATCACTGCGGTCTTGGCTTGGTTGGTGGCATTGTCCAACCAGATGGCCAGGGCAGCGTCGTAGGACACGGGATCCGGCAGACTGATTCGCAAGTCGCCGGTGGCGGATCCGGTCACCGAGTTGACCGTGATGTCCACGGTGAAGGTGGCCACAAAACCGATTGCCGTGTGACGGGCTGTATTGATGGTGAAGCTGTAGGTGCGGCCACCGCCGGAATCGGTCAGCGTCGGCACCCAGGTCGACGGGGCGGTCAGAGGCAGGGCGGCGTAGATCTCGTTGAAGTTATCGTTCAGCTTCTGCCCGGCGCCCCGGAGCGTGTCCCCGGTGTTGTCGTTGGCGATTGCTCCTATGTTGATGATTTGCTGGGCCATATCAGTTTTTGGGCAGGACGTACCAGCCGGCAGGCAGCGTCACCGTGGACGGCCCCACCAGCTTCTTGTCTTTGTCGAATCCGTACACGCTGGCCTTCACCGGCTTGGCCAGCATCACCGGATCACCGGAAGGGACCAGGACCACCTTCGTCACCTGGCAGCCCAGGCAGGTCAGCAATCCGATCAGCCAGATCGCTTTTGAGGGCCTCAGGAGCTTTGCCATGTTGCACATCGGTGGGTGGTGTTTCTCGGAACCAGTCGAGCAGGGCCTTCAGGATCTGGTAGATCCAGTTCACTCGGACTTCTTCTCGGCCTTCTTGTTCTTGAAAACGGACCATCCGATGCCGGCCAAAGTGATGACCGCACCGGCGATCTCATTGACTTGATCGAAGGAGACCATGCCCTTTGCGACGAGGAAGCCGCCGGCGGCGCTGAGACCGTGGCGGATGAGTGAGGCGACGTTGGGGTTCATTTCTTTTTGATGGCTTTATAGAGGGCCGTGATGGCGGCGATTAGGGCAGCGAGGGCGGTTAGGAACCTAGTCCACTCGGTGAGTTCAGGGATGTAGGATGCGACCATTGCCACGGTCGCTGTTCCCAGCAACCCAACGATACCTCCGAATCCACCGCCATGATTGCTCGCGTCCATGGGTTACTCAGGCTTGTGCTGCTGCTGTGCGTTCACTTGGGCTTCAATGCTTTCGTACAAAGGAAGCCCAACCTTCATATTCATAACGTCTCCAGCCTTCATCCCGATCACGAGAAGCTGGGTGAGCAGTTGGAGTTGTTGGAGTGTGAGTTCGATTTTGATCATGCGGCGGGAGCTTCAACAACGGGAGCCTCTGGCGCAACAACAACCGGCTCGGGAACCGGCACCCACGGCAGCGGAGGAGCGATGACCGGAGGGTTGATCTGGTCAGCGATCTGCGCGGTGACGTTCGCTTCAATGGCGGTCTTGTTGACGCCATTGCTGAAGCACCAGCCGAGAACCTGATCCTGCGTCAGGTCAGGATACGGCGTGAAGTTACCGCTGGGCGCAGCGAATGACGACGAACCGTAAGCGGTGCCGCTGTAGGTCTTCTCGTCGTCGCCGGTGCCGGTGGTTTCGGTGCCGTTGCACCTCCAGTCGGCGGTGATGACGACATCGGTGAGTGAGCCTTCGGTGGGCTTAACGAGAAGGCGTTCGATGATCCAGAGGATGGTCATAAATTAGCGGGCTTCGAGGGTTTGGACGCGGGCGGTGAGTTCCTTGATGGCGGCAACCAGCAGCGGAATAACATCCGTGTAGGCCACGCCAAGCTGATCGGGATTCGACGCATCGACCGCTTCGGGGAGAACCGATTGAACGTCCTGAGCAATCAAGAATGACTTGCGAGTGTTCAGGGAGTCGTTCTTGAACTTGCCGATAACCGCTCGCAGAGAGCCAACCTTAGCAACAGCGTTGCCGATCGGTTCGATAATATCCTTCAAACGCTCATCTGAAGCAGAAGTCCACGAAGTGGCAGCAGTTCCATTGAGATAGACACCACCACCACTGGCTCCGGAGATAACGAAGTTAGTGGCAGTAGAATACGGACCAACAGCCCATCTAGTCGTTCCAGAATCAGATGAAAGAGTCAGTCGCGTATTCCATGTGGCATTCAGCCCCGTCGTCCCCACCAACAAATTCCCGCTCGCATCGAGCGTCATCGCTTGGGTGAAGGTGATGGCTCCAGTACCGGAAGCGGCGTTGAACCAAGAATGAATGCCCTGCGATTGCTGATATCGAGTGGCGGGATGAGACGTTCCGAAAATGTACTGCCAGTTGGTTCCGTCGAAATAGCAGTTGTATGCAAATCCGTTGGCATTTGCACCGCCATTGGCACCTTGGAAAATCGCTCCAGTAATTGAAGACGCTGAACTCTTAAGCTGGATGGCTGTATTGCCACTCCACGCACTCGGCGTAACCCCCACGCCGACGTTGCCGGAGGAGTCCACACGATAACGCTCAGTGCCTCCCGTAGTAACAGCAAACGTATCTGCCGCAGGATAGTAGATTCCGGTGTTGGTGTCTCCGGTCGTTGTGAGAGCGGGAAGCAGTGCTGTACCAGCAGCAAACGTCGAAACACCCGTCACACCCAGCGTCGTTCCCACCGTAGCCGCGCCGGTGATGGTGGCGGAGGCGAGGGTGGCGGTGCCGCCGGCCCCTAGGAGTTGATTGATCGTCGACTTCTTAGTCGTGCCGCTGGCGGCCATTGACGTATCGGAGACGTCGACAATAACCAACGGGTCGGCCGTTGGATCAACTGTTGAGATGGCCGTTAAGGCCGTAATTTTGGAGTCTGCCATATCAGTAAACGGTAAGGATGAACTTGTCGGAGTTTTCGGTTAGTAAAAGGTCGGTGCCGTCTTCCAAAGCAATTCGGTCGTAGGTGCCGAACGAGAAAACGATCTTACCGGAGGCATCTTCCTGCAGGACGAAGAACTCGTCCTCCTGGAGCATATCGCGCCGCAGGATCGGTAGATCGAAGCCACCGGCATTGCCGGAAGGCGCTCGATTGGTTCCGATGCCGATGCCAAGTCTCATGTGTTAGGCGGTGCGAGCCAGGAATGCCACGGCCTTGCCAGAGGCTAGTTGAAATTCGGTGATGTTACCGACCAGCGGGAAGCCGGCCGGCAGGGTGATGCCGGTCCAAGTCCCAGAGATGCCGGTGCCTGTGATCGAGGTGAAGACGGTCGGCTCAGCCGGAATCACGGCCGAGAAGTTGCCAGTCTGGGCAGCCGTGGTGGTCACCGGGAAGAATCCCTGGCGCCCCATGCTGTATTCCATCGAGATGTCTGCTTGAACGGCCATTTGGTTTTTCGGTTAGAGGGGAGGCTGCCAGCGTATCCAACAGCCTCCCCAATTTCGGTTTGTTAACCTTTTCGGACTTTCGGTGCCAGGGCTCCCTGTATCCACAGGATGAGCTTGCCTCCTTCGGGAACGGTCGCGGTGTTGAAGCCTTCGCGCTGGAGTGTCGCGTCGACTTCGGGACCAGAAACGAGCTTGGTTTTGCCGTTCTTGTCCACCGAGATGGTAGTTGCGATTCTCATGGGTCAGCCGATTAGGCGGTGATGAGAACCTCAGCCTGCGTGGTGTCCGCGGCCGCGGCGCCGAACATGATGTCGTAGGACGCCATGTGAGCGCGGGAGGCGCGGCTGTACCAGACAGACAGCAGGACCGAAAGGCCGTTGGACAGCTCGACCGTGCGCTGCTCCAGGAATTCGCCGGCGATCATTCCGACCGGGAGGCCCGAGGCCACCGCGATGGCGTCCTGGCCGCAAACGAAGCCGGCGGTGTTGGCGATAGCGCCGGTCCAGTCGTTCTGCTCCAGGATGTTGTTGAAGCCAAAGAAACCGTTGTTCAACGGGCCATATCGGCTGTCAGGGAACGGATTGGTTCCAGCGGCGGCTGTGAGCTGACCCGAGAA